AGCCCCGCGCCCATGCGCCCGCGCTTGCTCATTAAAAATCGAATGTAAACCCGCGCCGCGTGAAGGGTAAAACGCCGCCGCCCTTGCTTGCGCTTTAAAAAATTGCGTATAAATAGCATTAGAAAAAGGCTGTAAACCCTTGATTTATAAGGGTTTTCCGAATGAAAAAAGTATTATGTAAAACAAGAAAAACGGCTAAATGAGAACAATTCTCAGTTAAATTCGTGTTTTTGACTTAAAAAATGTTTCACATGAAACAAAAAGGCGGGGCTACTCGCTACGTCTGCCTTTGCATTTCAGCTAACTGGTCAGCATCCGCTTTTGCCCCTAAGAGGAATATTATTTTGGGGTATGCCCGCCACCCTGTTTGCCGTTTTCTCTGGCGGCGCGTACTTTAGCTTCTGAGTTAGATTTACCGCCTTTTGATCCCATTGCTTTACCAGCCGAAGATAAGTTGGTGTATTTAATTGCGCCTGAATCGTTTTTGATTGGTTTGTTCATATTTAACTCCATAAAATATTCAGCCCAAGCGTTTGGGGGTGTATTCTAGCCCAAGCGTTTCGGTCTACCACCTAGTTTACCATTGAGTTTACTGCTGATGCGCTTTGCTTCTGAAGATATTAAGCCGCCTTTACGCCCGCGTTCTTGTTGATTTACCAATTGTTTTTCATGTTCTTGTGCTGTCCATTTAAAGCCTGTGCGCCCTGCCCCACCTTTGGTTAAATTGATGATAGGGTGTTTCATATCTTTAAAGCAAGCTATTAGCAATTGCTCATGGCTTTCAGCTTCTTCTTTAGTGTTCCAATTAGCTACAGCTTCAGCAAACCATTCTTTATTTTCAATAGCGGCGTACCAATGAGGTTGGTGGAGGCGTTGTTTGCTAGTCATGCGTGATTTATTTTTGCTCATACCGACATAAAACACTTGCCCCGTATCTTGATAACGATGGATATAGGTATAAAACATCATGCGCTCCGCTTCATGTCTAACACCACAGCCTTTGGCTCAGGTGGTAGCTCAATCATACGCCGTAATTCAGATTTACTAAAGCTACGCACCGCATCTGGTGAAGCAAACACCCGCTTCTTATTGCTAGTATCTGCCGCGCCTAGCCTACCGCAATCAATCCAACCTGCTTCTTTAAGCGCATGAAGCAAAGCGCTTTGGGGTACTTTATTACGCCCCATGCCCATCAAATCCGCAATACGATCACAGATAGGATGTAAGGGGCTACCAATCGCACCACGCGCAAAGTCACCTGTACGAGATTTAATCATTTCAACAATGGTGGACTCTAGGCTACTCATGCCTGACTCTAAAAGATTCATCTTAAATTCAGTCATTTCGGGGGCAGAGCCGGGGTTGAATTTAGATACATCACGGGCGTAAAGCCAACTAGCAATATGTTCAAAGTTCCCTGCCCTATACCAGTTGTATAGCTCAAGACCTGAGCCTACCCTAATCTTTTCCATCGCTTGCGCTTCAGAACTAATGCAGAACCAGCGCCGATCTTGGGAAGATAAAGAGATAGGAATCTGCTCATTGGAAAAAGCCAATACAAATAGCCTGTTAGCCATTTTGTATGGATCTTTGCCTTTACGATTAATGTCCAGCATATCTGGCGGGGCGGCAATGATAGGCTTTAGCTTGTTAGCTAATGCTCTACGGGTAGCTGAGTCTGGTTCTTTTAATTCATTGAGAATCAATATCTCTGATTCTAAATGGTAAGTGAACTGGGACTGAAGTTTATCACTATCAACTACGCAAAGATTCTTGGAATCTGCACCACAGACTGACCATACAAAAGGCATCCACATTAAATCCTTGCCGCAACCCTCATCGCCAACGTGCAGAACGGCATGATTGATCTTAATCTTTGGGTTTTGGAGTTTGAACGCCATAATATCCCAAAGGTGATCGAGTTCCTTTTGGTTTGGTACAAGCGTATGGCAATGGTTAAGCCAAAGGCTAATATTGCCACCCTTTGACTTGATAACAGGGCGAGCATTAACCCACCGATTACCATGCAATTCACCCATGCTAGACACTAAGGCGCTATCACCGGCGGCGTAGGTTAAACCTCTCAAAGCAACAGCATTGTGAGCTACGCGATTCTCATCATAGCAATTAGCCGCTTCAAGCTTGCGCCCATTATGGATAGACTTGCAAGAGATATGGCGATAAAGCGCATTGAAAGTGCCACGGGAAATATCGTTACGCGCAAGCAAATCGAAGTAAGAATCATCGGACTGAACATAGGCGAATCTGTCATACCAATCTTCCTTTTCTAGCCTACCCAACTCTTTACGCTCGATCTCGGCAAGCTGATCTTCGGGCGTAACTGTGAATAGATTAAAAGGCTCAATCTTTTTGAGCGCTATTGAAAGCGCGCTAGATAATAGTTCAGACCGCACACCGGGTTCATGTCTAGGCGCGCCGTTATCAGCCGCCCAAGATAGAAATGCTTTAGAACCGAAATCTTGGCAATGCTCATGCCAACAGCAGTAAGCTCGATTGAGAGGGTGATAGCGCCCCATTGGATTGCCATCGCTATGCTCGGCGGAGTTCGGGCAAACTACCCCATACCAACCAGATTGATTACCTTCTTCAAGAATGAGATTGTTATCGTCAAGCCATTGAAGTATGTCGTCGTCCCCATCATCTATTAAAGAGATAGGGCGAACAAAAGCAGTATCGGCTTGCTCAGGGTTTACCCCTAAAGCTTTACAGATTTGGTCAAGATTAAACTCACGATCCACATGGAACTCTAAAAGTTTTGCTTCAAAGAAATTTTTACCTTCTTTTAAGTTAACAGAACCGGGTACTCTGACATTACGCACCGCATTAGTAGCGCCGCCATCGGTATAGCCCGCCGCGGCAATCGCTTTAATAGCGGCGGTGAATTCACCCTTAGTAGGCTGGTGATTGAAGTCAAAAACATAGCCCCATTGTTGATTACCCGGCGATGTTTCCAGCTTCCAAGTTGGCTCTAATGGTGGCACTTTAGATTTAGTGCCAATATCATCTAACATCAGAAATAAAGTGTGTTCACAATTGGCATTAGAAGCCGACATTTTGCCGTCTTTAAAACGATTGGTAATAAAACTGCCAGTATTAACGTAATGAGAACCATTAGGCTTGTAGCGTTCAGGCAACATCGGAATCCAAGTATATTTTGGTGTCCCGTCGCCATGCAAAGCGTGTTCACCATTGGACATGACAGGTTTTTGCTTAACCACCAAAAGAGTTTCACCCTCAGCAGGTAGTTTTGCTAAAAAGTCAATGAATTCGTTTGGTGATATAATTTTTTCAGCCATTATCTTGTCCTCTAGCTTGATTATTGGTTAGAAAGCCTAAACCTTTTTACGAGGGTTTAGGCTTTTGGTTTATTAGTTTACTACTTTACTACTTTCCGTAACGCGACATTATGCTAATTCCCACCTCTAGGGGTAAATCCTCAGCCCAAACCGGCGAGTTACGCATAATGCTTTCCATCTGACATTTTACTGCTTCTGGATTGCTGGTTTCCACAACGATTTCATCATGTACATGAAGAACCACATCATCTATTTGTCGTAGTGAATTCCTAAGAATATCATTGGCAACAGCTTGCGTAATATTTTCGCAAGCCAACCCTTTCCAGAGTCTAGCTCTAGCCCATTCAGTATCGAGGGCGGCGGGTTTCCACGCGGCTTTAGCGTAAGTTATTCCCTCCTGATCTAGTCTGGCATAGGGATAGCATAGCACTCTGCCGCTGGGTAAAGCATACCAAAGGTGCAAGCCATCAAATAAATAGGTTACGCGCCCAGCACTAAACTCATGCCCTATGTTTCGCATGGCTCTGGTGTAAGCTGTTTCTAGTTCTTGCCAATATTGAACAGCCCATTGATTAGCTCTACGCCAAGCATCAACAGTCTTACGAGCATCAGACTCAGGAAGAATAACGCCGTAGTTGCGACCCATAGCCGCAAAAGCTCCAATGCCACCACCATAGCCGCAAGCCAAAATAGCAACTTTCCCTAGCTGTCTACGATCAGGCGTAACTTCAGCCTCATCGCAACGAAAAATCCCTGCGGCTTCGCGGATATAAATGTCTTTCCCTGCTCTAAATACATCAAGTACTTCTTCAGCTTGCGGTTTGTTAGATAACCAAGGATTGCAACGGGCTTCAATACCTGCCCAATCTGCTACGACTAGGTATTTACC